GATAACGATTCATCTATTCAGAGAACAATTATAGGTAATACTTACTTATGGATGGATAACCACGAAGATGTTCACGATAAAGGATGTTTTGCTAAAACTATCAAGGAGCGTTCAAAATCTGTTTTTCATTTGCACGATCACGAGTTTAAAATCACTTCTAAGGTTGGAGAGCCATTAAAGATATATGAAGAATCTATAAAATGGAAAGACTTAGGAATAAACAAAGAAGGAGACACACAGGCTTTGTTTATGGATACTGAAATCATAAAAGACTACAACCCTAGAATATTCAACGAATATAAAACAGGAAAAATTCAACAGCATAGCGTGGGTATGCAGTATGTAAAAGTTGAATTAGCTGTTAATGATGATGAATTCGAAGAAGAGTATAAAAACTGGACTGATTACATCAACACATTAGGAAACAAAGACCAAGCGGAATCAAAAGGTTACTTCTGGATAGTGAAAGAAGCTAAACTAATTGAAATAAGCGCAGTTTTATTAGGAAGTAATGAATTAACTCCAACATTAGGAGAACAAAAAATAGAGCCGTCTAACGACACTCAAACCGAAGCCGAGAAATCACTTCAAAACGCAAATAAATTATTAACACATTTAAAATTTTAAGCAATGGCAGATTTAAAAACACCAGAGCAGATTGCTGAAGAAGTTAACAAAAACATTGAGAGCTTCAAAGAGCAACTTAAAAATGCAGCTACACAAAAAGATGTAGAAGCAGTTAAAAACCAATTAGCAGATTTACCAAAGTCCGATGCAGTAGAAAAATTACAAAAAGATGTAACTGAAGCATTAGAACAAGTAATGCAGTTAAAAGAAAGAACTTCAACAGATGAAGGGAAAAGAAAAACTATTAGACAGGTTTTAGAAGCTAACAAAGATCAAATCCTTGAAGTATTTAACAAAGGGGTAAAACATAGTTTTACAGTAAAAGCAGTAGCAACTACAACTTCTGTAACAAACAATTCAGATTCATTAAGAGACCCTGAATTATCGCCTTTAGCAAGTAAAAAACTATCAATTTATGACTTGTTTAGAAAAGTTAGAATTGGAAAAAACAATAATGGTTCTATTTCTTATCGTGATTGGGATACAGAAACTACAGCAAGAGCAGCTAAGACTATCGCTGAAGGAGATACATTCCCTCAATCAACTGTAAAATGGGAGGAATTTTCAATTAAAATTAGAAAGATTGGAGATTCTATGGCTTTTTCAGAAGAGTTTGAATATGATAACGCAATGTTTGCTGATGAATTAGCACAATTCTTACAAGTCAATGTTGCTTTAGAAGAAGATTCACAATTATTAGATGGAGATGGAACAGGTACTAATATTTTCGGTTTAAATACTTACGCACCAGAATATACACCAGTTGCAAGCGGTATTTCAGACGCTTCAAGATACGACCTAGTAGTTAAGGTTGCTGAATCTATAACAAAAGGCTTAGGAAATAAATTCAGACCAAATTTTGTTTTGATGAACTTAACTGAGATCAACAAAATGAGATTAAAGAAAGATGCTAACGAAAATTACATTTTACCTCCTTTTGTAGATAGAAACGGAAACAACGTAGCTGGAATGTTAGTTATAGAAGAAAACGGACTTGCAGATAACACTTTAATCGTTGGAGATAGTAAGTATGGTAAAATTTACGAAGATGAAGATGGATATACAATAACTCCAGGTTACGGTGATGGTCAATTCTTAAAAGATGAAAAAACTGTAAAAGCTAGAAAAAGAATGTGCTTTTTAATTAAAAATTCTGAAAAATTAGGTTTTAGAAAAGTAACAGACATTGATACAGCTTTAGTAACATTAGCATCTTAATTATGAGTTATAAAATAAAATTCATAAAAAAATGGGGTGATTTTAAGAAAAACGAAGAGACCAGTAAATACAGTAGAGATATTTCAAAAATCTTTGTAAACAGATTGAAAGTAGCAGTTTACGTTGATTCTGAAGACGTAGCTAAAGAATAAAAACCTAAAAACTAATGTACTTAATTGACGAGACATATTTTGTAATGGATTTAAACGTACCTAACAAGGTGCAAAGTTTAGATATTCCAGTAGATGAAAAACCTTTAGAGTTTTACATAGACAAGTATGCTCGTCAATTGTTGCAAAACGCATTAGGCAATGTTCTTTTTGACGAACTAGATGACTATGTAGATGGGGTTGAGTTAAAAGAGGATACACCTGAAAAATGGTCTGATTTAGTAAATGGTAAATCATACACTTATAATGATAAAGATTATAAATGGAAAGGTTTAATATTTACGGAAGGAGCATTTAAAGGCTCTCTTTTAGCTAATTACTCATTTTATCATTGGCATATAAATAAAATCTCTAGGATGTCCGGGTTAGGAGAAGTAAAAGGAAACGCTGTTAACTCAGTAAACGTAAACAGCACACGTAAAAGTGTAAAAGTTTGGAATGACTACTTAGAAATGTATCAAGGTTTTTATGAGAATAACACCTATACATATTCGGAAGTTAAAGGAGTTCCATTCCACGATTACTACAATCCTAACATAAATGATTATGTGAGTTTGATTACTTACTTAAAGCACAACGAAGAAACATATCCAGATGCTAGGTTAAAGCTAGAAACAGATGGGTATAAAAACACGTTTGGTTTATGATAATAGGAAATGCGTTTAGTGAAGCTTTTAATGATTTTACTATAGAAGTAAATGGTCAAACAATTGAAGTGAAAAACACTTTTGACGATCAATACGCTTTAGATAAATTCATAGCAGCATACGACGAACACGGTTTAGAAAAATTCCCTTTAGTTTTTTGTGTAACAGGAAATGTTGAGCCAAAAGGCAGAACAAAAACCCAAAGCAAAAGGCAAATTGTAATTATGGCTAAAACTAGACCAGAATGGTTAAGTAAAGACCGTAACGCAAACACATATACAAAAGTAATTGAACCTATTTACAATCAGTTAATACCAATAATAAACAAGAGCTCGAATCTTAAAGTTATTGGAGATAGAAAAGTACCTAAAAACTTTATTGATAGAACCAATTATGGTGCATCACAAGGTAAAATAGGGCAAAAAGTATCAAAAGAAAGCGTTGTAACTGAATATATCGACGCTAGAATAGTAGAACTTACACTAGAGTACAATCCAAATAAATGCAATTGTACTGAGTGTATAATTTAAAAAAATTATGTCAACAACAATTATAAATGAAGTTTGTGCGTCAGGTAATGGCTCGCAAGTAAAAAATTTAGGAGGAAAACAGCAATGTATTGAGGGTGCTGTTATTACTGCTTTTTTAGCAAAGGAAGACTTCTATTTTGAAAGCATTATTGATGCTAAAGACAAAGCAAAGATTTTAGAAGCTATCGGAAACAAAAACTTAGTTCCGTTACCAACTTTTGAAACTGTAGAAGATGAAAACACAGAAGCTACAATTGTAGAGAAAAGAACAAGAACAATTGTAACAAAAGAAGGTGTTGCTGGAAGTAGATACGGTATTGATGCTTCAATGTGTACTTATGCAGCTTTAAAAACTTACCAAAACTCAAATTATACAAGGATTTTTGAGATCACAGATGCTGATGATGAAGAAATGACTTGTGATATTATTGATGGTAAAGTGTATGGTAGAAAATTAACAAGCACAATTGTTAACCAAAGAACAAGAACAAACTTAGAAAACGATGCAAATGTACCATTAAGTTTAAAGTTTGATGAAGATACTTACTCTATTATTAAAACTGGTGGTGGTTACGATGATATTGAGGGGGTATTTGACGTAGCTATCAACCAAGTAAGCGCATCATCAACAGAAATCAAAGTTTCTGTAACTACTGATTGCTCTGGAACAAATATTAACAGTTTTGAAGATGGAAACTTAGTAGTAAAAGATGCTACAGGTGCAGTTCAATCAGTAACATTTACTGAAGCAGATGCAGGTGGTGTTTATACTATTACCGGTACAGGTTTCGCAGATGGATTTACAGTTGAATTAAACGGAGTTGTTTTACAAGGAGAAAAACACTACGAAGCAGCAACTGCATTAACATTAGCTAGTGTAGCATAATGAAAGGTAAGTATAAATACGGTAAGATTAACTTCTCTTTAGAGCTTAACTGCTCTTTAGAGGAGTTTAAAAAAATGTTTGGTAGCCATAAAGAGTTTAAGGCAATACCACATTTAGACAGAGACAAAGAACTAGAAAAAGTTTGGAAAGCAGTTTTAAAACACAATGGCTTCAGTACACGAGTTTCAAGCAATAGCAAAGGCAATAAAACCGAATCAAGTAAAGAGTAATTTATTTAAGTATATCAAAACTCTTGAAAAACTGTTTTTTGAATTAAACATAGAGCAGTTAGAAAATCAAGAGGATTCAGAAGGTAAAACACTAAAAAATGAAAACCCACTTTTTTCAGGTACTTATTCC